TTATAAAACCTGCAAGAACCGCGTATTCCTTACAACAAATGCAAAGTTCGTCGGGGGAAAGGCAAAAAAGCTCCGAAGCCGTTTGCAAATATTTTTCGCTTTCCTCGCGCGCACCCGTTATAAATTTTGAGCGCGTCACAGTACCTTTTGCGTTTTCTTTTCAACATTTTTTATTTATTTTGCACAAAAATATTTATTTATTTTTATTGTTTATGTATGTATTCAACAACCGCGCACCATTTAAGAGAATGTCCGTCGTGTTGTTGTGTTTGTTTGTATGGTAAGTATATCCCTCTCCTCTCTCTCGGTGTTAATAGACAAATGTCAATTATATTGTGAGAGTCTATCCCGTTATATGCTGCGCCAATGAATAAATATTCAATAGCATTCGTTATCGTTATGGGAGGAGGGGGAGAGGGTGGGGAGATATAACGAAGATATATACGAGGGGATATAAGCACACCCCCGCGCATATAAATATTTATTACTTAGTAGAGATATATTAAGAGCTATTCTTTAATTCCCTTTATATTGCTTAGATATAAGCCTAAATATTTAGCCCCTTAGTTGATTGATAGTTGACTGCTGAATAGTCCGTCGAGATAGATTTCAAACTCTCGTCGTTGTTCGTTGCTCATAGGAGAGCTTTCGGGAATGCCTTTCCACTTTTTATAACGCCGATAAAGATTGTTTATATACGGGTGATTGACGTTGTAACGGAAGCCGAAAAGGGCGTTCTCGTTGTATATGGATTTGCCATTGAGAATAATGTCGTTGTTGTTCATATATAAAACCTCGTGAAATTATGCGGCTTTTTTTGCCTTCTTTCCTGTTAGAGCTTCCCAACGGTTGACAATCACGTCACAATAAAGCGGAGATAATTCGACCATTCGACAAGCTCTGTTCAATTGCTCACACGCAATCAAAGTCGTTCCGCTTCCTCCGAAGATGTCTAAAACGATCTCTTTTTCTTTCGTGCTATTTTCTATGAGCTTTGCAAATAGGGGAATAGGCTTCATTTCGGATGTTCTGCATTCCGCGCGGGCTTGTCATATTCAAGTACGGTTGTTTGCGTTCGGTCATTGATAAAATAGTGAGCCTTTCCGCTTTTCCAACCGTATAGACAAGGCTCATGTCGCCAATGGTAGTCTTGCCGTCCGAGAACGAGCGTATTTTTTACCCATACTAAGCACTCGCGCACTTGCCATTCTACCGTTTTACACGCCTTGCGGAAGTTCAATCCTTCCGTGTCCGCGTGCCAAATATAAAAAGCTCCACCTTGCTTTAAATTGCTATCGGCAGCAGAAAATGCGCTTGTTAAGAAGTCGGCAAAATCCTCGTCGCTCATATCGTCATTGTCAATTGTGAGCTTTTCGCTTGTGCCGCCTTGATATGCTACGTTATACGGCGGGTCTGTTAATAGTAAGTCGGCTTCTTTCGATTTCATAAGCCTTTTTATTACGTCCTCGTCCGTACTGTCCCCGCAAATCAAACGGTGCTGACCTAAAATCCAAATATCGCCCTCTTGTGTCCGAGGCTCTTTGATGTTTTCAACCGCTTCGTCGTGGTCGAATTCGTCCTCTTCCACATCGTAACTATTTTTATTGTTTCCGTCCCTCTCCTCGTTGGTTTGCTCTAAGTAATCAATATCAATGTCGTATACTTCTTCAACGCTTTGGAGAATTTCGTCAATCTCGTCCTCGTCAAATCCTAGAGCTTCTACGCTGATATCGGTTGATAAAATTTCGTTTAATTCTGCTTGGAGCATAGCCATATCGAATCCGCTATTCATATTGATTTTGTTATGCGCTATTCGATAAGCCTTTTTTTGCTCATTTGTCAAGTGACGTAAATAAATTACGGGAACGCTCGTAAAGCCAAGCTCTTTGGCAGCAATAAGCCGTCCGTGTCCCTCGATAATAACGCGGTTTTCGTCAATTGCTATCGGATCGTCAAAGCCGTATTCCTCAATGCTATTTTTGATTTGCTCGATTTGCTCCCGAGGGTGAAGCTTCGCGTTCTTTCCGTATTCGTTTAATTCCTCAATGCTCAAATAGTCGATTTTTAGCCTTGTTGTCGTCACTCATAACAACTCCTAACGCTTTAGAATGCCGCGCACAATTGCTTGAGCTACCGCGTTTACTCCGAGCTTCTTATATAGAGCCGTGTCGTTCTTGCTATCCACAAAGCAAACCTCAACGAGCGTCGCGGGCATATATGTATTGCGTACCACGTAAAGATTTGAGCCGTTCTTCACTCCACGGTTGCGGAAGCCTAACGCGCTAAGCTCCGCGCAAATTCCCACGGCTTGAGGTGTTTTCTCACCTTTCCACGAATAGCACTCCGTTCCGTGACCGCCGCCCGCGTTAAAATGAATGCTTACAAATAAATCAACGCCTTTATATGCGTTAGACTTCTTCACGACCTCGCGGAGATATGCCGCTTGACTTGTTGCCTTGTCAACATTTACTACAATTACCTCGTGTCCTTTGTCCTGTAAATGCTGCTTGACGAGCGATACGACCTTTCGCGTTTCAATGCTCTCATTGATATGACCTACCGCGCCCGTACCACGCCCGTATAGAGTGTGTCCTGCGTTCAAAATTACCTTTAGCAAGTAAATCAGTCCTTCCGAGTTGTTATGTATTCAATTTTCAAAGAAGATTTGGCAGGGGTAGCAAGATTTGAACTTGCGAATGTAGGAGTCAAAGTCCTATGCCTTACCGCTTGGCGATACCCCTATATAGTGGCGAGGATTTCTCCCCGCCTTGTTATAACAGTGACAATTTACATTATATCGCGAAGTGTTGCTCTGCGCCACACTCAGCACAAAAAATTATTTTCCCTTGACGAGCTTTGCCTTTTTGCCCGTGAGGTTTTCCCACCGCTTTATGATAACGTCGCAATATTTCGGCAAGCGTTCCATCATATAGCACGTGCGACCTAACTGTTCGCAAGCAATAAGAGTTGAGCCGCTACCGCCGAAAAGGTCAAGCACTATTTCTCCCTCTCCAAGATAATCAATACAGAATTTCACAACGGAAATAGGTTTTTGCGTCGGGTGTACGCTATCGTGCAATTGCCCTCTGTTTGCTATAACTCTTCGCAAAGGCTTATCTAAATTAGTATAAGCAAGTTCACCGTCGCTCATTGTCAAACCGTCTTGTCCTTTATCCCAATATATCCAACCTCTACTAGCGGGCAACATATCGGCAAAATAGTTTCCCCCAAAAATGACGGTTGGTATTTTAAGTGACAATATATACTCAAAAATTTCTTTTGGAGGTCTTTCGCTATCCCACCCCATAAATTCGTGTGCTTTTCTATTATGTTGAGGATTTTTACACTCTGTTTGTTTTTGTCCGTCTATACCTATACCGTAAGGAGGGTCGGTGAATACGAGGTCGGCGAGCTTGCCGTCCATAAGCTTTTCCACGGTTGCGCGGTCTGTGCTATCTCCGCACATAAGACGATGCTTGCCAAGTTTCCACACGTCACCGAGCTTTGTTATAGGCTCGCTTTCCTCGTCAACTTCGGGTGCTTCGTCTTCCTCAACCTCGTTTTCTTCGTCACTATCTTCGTTAAGGTCAAACTCGCTCATATCAAAGCCGAAGTCTGACATATCAAAGTCGGTGTCCATTTCGTCCACTTCCTGCTTGATAGCCTTTAGCTCTGCCTCAAGCATTTCATCGTCCCACACGCTCATTTCGGCGGTCTTGTTATGCGCGAGCGCGTATTCCCTGCGCTCAAGTTCGTTAAGGTGGTCAAGCCTTATACACGGAGCTTCGGTCTTTCCGAGCTTCTTTAACGCGAGGTATCTGCCGTGACCCTCGACAATTATATTCTTGTCGCTCCATATTCCTATGGGGTCGCACATTCCGAATTTTGCTATTGAGTTCTCAATCGTTTTGAGGTCTGCTTCCTCATGCCGTCTTGCGTTGTTCTTGTACGGCTTTAATTGTGTTAGCGGTATGTATTCAATTTTAAGCTCTACCGCTTTTTCGTTCTTCTCACTCTGCTTTGCCATTTCCCTCTCCCTCTCTGTCCGTGAATTTTATTTGATAAGGTTGTACGCGCACAACCGTTCCGTCCTCAAGCTCTACAATAGCAAGCGTCATACGCTCTACACCGCCCGAATGACCTCCGACCATAGGCGACGGCTCAATCACTCTTGATACATCTTCCCAACGGTGAAAATAACCGCGCTTTTCTTCTTTTTCCTCGTTCGGGATATTGTTATTCCTCCTAATTCGTGCAAGAAAATCTCGGCTCGTTATTATGCAAGGTCTTAAATTATCCATTTTTCCCGCCCTTCTTTTCTCTTTTTCTTTGGAGTATCTTTTCAAGCCCTTTCAAAGCACCCTCAACGTCACCCGCGAGGCATTGACCGCGCAAGGTCTTGTATTGTTGCTTTGAAATTTTGCTTTGATTGCGCTCGATCTCTTTTAATGCGTTATACATATCTTCCACTACCTCAATATATATTTCTGTTCTTGGTCGCTCCTTATCATAAAGGACTCGCGTTCCGTCATGATTGTTTACTATCGTGTAATTATCATCAGCAAGAAGCCCCGCCTTGACGAGAACATCGTCCGCAGCTTCTATAAGGTTGCTCGCATCGCACGGTCTAAGCGTCGGCATATAAAACAGATATTTCACGCTCACGGGAAAGTCGATGCGCTTCCCTCTCGGAACGTACCACAACGCCGCTTTCTCGTAGTCCGTGAAAACCTTTGACGGAGAAATGAAGCTCCGTCCCGTTGCCTTGTTCGTGAGTATCTGCTGACTATTTTTCTTCGTCACGGGCGCGAGAGGTATTACAAATTTCAACATTCCGCACACTCCTTTTCTTTTGTTTCACGTGAAACATTTTAGTGCTATTGTTGACGTACCGCAACATTAAAGTCCGAGGGGATTTTCTTTCACCGTGTTTCTAAGCACGTCAGCGCGGCGATCTCTTCCCTCAACCTTCACGGGTATACTCATTTCGTAGAGTCGGCTAAATACACGCTTATAAACTATATCGGACGGATTCTGCAACGCTTCGCCCGTCAAGTTTGTTGTAACGATAAGCGGAAGCCCTGCGTTATATCGGGTATTTATAACCGATTGCACAATCTGCGCCATATATTCCGTAGTACGCTCAACGGCAAGGTCGTCAAGTATCAAGAGGTCAAAGCGGTTTAAAGCGTTGTAGTATTCTTGCTTGTCCCATACCTTGCTGACGATGCCCTCAATGGTATTAAAGTCCGTCAAAAGCACGGAATAGCCTTTGTCAAGTAGAGCATTAGCAACGGAAGCCGCGCCGTAGGTTTTTCCTCTGCCAACGTCACCGTATAAGAGAAGTCCTTTTCCTTGCTCTTCAAATTCCTCGAATTTTTCAACGTAGTTTATAAGAGCCTCGGTGAGCTTCGGGTTTGCCATGTCGTCTTTTGCAAAAGTCCACTCGTTCATACGTCTATCGGGGAAGCACATCTCTCGGTTACGAGCCACACGTCTTAAAAATTCTTCACGCTCCCGCTTTTCAGCAGCGCATTTACAAATACAAAAACGGATATCTTCTCGTCCCGCAAAAAACGGATTCTGCACCTTACTTTCTTTTTTTGTGTTGCATTTGCCACACACAAGGAGTCCTTCGTCGTTGTAATAATCGCCTTCCTCAGCCTTAATATTTTCCTCGGCTCTCTTTCCTATGCCTTGCCAAAATCCTGTTAAATCCATTTATTTCACGTCCTTTTAAAGTATTCCGTCAAGCTCGTTATTAGTGTTGTTTATGTCAACCGCTATATTGCTACCGTTCGGAATGTAATACTTTCCGTTGCGGTATTCGTATTCTCTGCCGTTTACGTTTACGATGCTTCCATTACGGATAGGTGTTGTCGTTCCTAGCGATACGGGAGCGTTTAAATAGTTTTCAAACTTGCTACCGAAAAGCGTTTCGGGGCGTAAATACTTTTCCATTGCCGTCCCTCTCCACTCTGAAACTTTTTTATCAATAACCGTTTTAAAGTCCTCGACGGTATATCCCTCGGCAAGTCTTGCGTTTATATGTCCCTGCGTAGCCTTGCTTGAGGCTCTGTAATTCGTTCCTGCTTTTTCGTTGAGGTGGTCGATAACGGTAATATATAATTCTTTTCTATCTGTTTTTATAGATGTATTATTATATGTATTACTTTGTTTCAAATCCTTAAAGTCAGCCTCGCCTTTTTTAAAATTCTGCCTTTCAAAATTTGAAAGTCTGCTTTTCAAAACTCGTTGCCTTCCGTCAAAAGATTTCACATAAATATATCCATAATCTATGAGCTTTGAAATTGCCGTTGATACTTTTGTTTCACTACATTGACAAAATTCCGCAATGTGCTTGTTGCTTGCAAAACAACCCTTGTCGCTCATATCAAGACTATCAATTTCCGTTAATATCACTTTTTCAAGAGCGTTTAATCTCGTGTCAAGCCATACCTCTTTAGGTATCCACACGCCTTTAAAATCGCGCTCGTTCTCTGCCATAGTTTCTCACCTCGTTTATATCTTCGCATTACAGTAATGCGCTTGTAACGTTACGTAATTGTTACGCCTTTAAAAACAAAAGCCAATCCGAGCAGGTGGGTCAAGCACCTATCTCGAAAAGGCTTCTCGCGGTATGTATTCACTTACGCGCTATGCGTCTTGACCACACACACCGCAATTTGTCCTCGGGGCAGAATGAGCAACTGCGCTCCCTTAGACCGCCTACATTTTACCATATTATGTTTTATTTGTCAATAGAATTGCAAAAATTCGCTCGGAAATTCATAAAATCTCTATTTTCTCGGTTTCACGCTTGACAAATGAGTCAATTTGTCTCCCTCTCCTTTCTCGATCCAAAATTGCAAAAGTGATTTTCTTTGCACGGCATTTTCATTATTGAGCATTCGCCGTAGAGCCTTTTCGTTCCGTCAAGGTCAAGCCCGTAACCACCGTCGGGAGTCCAACGTCTGCAATCTTTGCATCGTACCACGGAAACAACGTCGGTGGTAGGTTGCTTTGAAATTTTGCTTTGATTGCGCTCGATCTCAATGTAGCTCATTCCGTGTCCTCGCTTTCCTCAACAACCTCGTGACCTAAGCAACCATTTTGATAATCAAAATTATCGCAATCGCCAATCGGAAGCACTCTCCTGCCAAGTGATAACTGACCGTAAAGAAAATCCCTAACCTCTTTAACGGTATTAAGAGTTTTTCCGTCTACCGTAATTGCGCCCTTTAGCATTTTTGCATTGTTTATACCGCCTTGTATATCAAGACAACAGTGCATTTTGTGATACCGTTTTACACTCATTTTCCTTCCTCCGTTAAAACTTTAAGATTATGACACTCGTTGCTTTCGGGGTAATAACCTTTGCCAAAACGCTCGCACTCTTCACTATCCATTCTGCAAGTTCCGTTACGGTCATTGTAAAAAGGGCATTCATCGGAAAAGTAAGGCATTTCGTCAACTATGAATTTCATTCCGTGTCCTCCCCAAATTCCTTTCTTAATTTTTTCTTTGCTTGATAACTTACTCCGTATGCGCTTTTTCCTTTTCTCGCAAAATCTAACGCCTTTTGATAATAGACGGATATCTCTCCGCTTTCTATTAACGGAATAATCGCTTCTATCTTATCTCGGTGCGCCTCGCTTATGTAGCAATGATAAAGCCATTTTGCTTTGCGCTCATATTCACAGTATAAGTCCGCAAAAATTTCAAGCGGTTTTAAGTCTATCGGCTTTTCGTAAATTGCTTTATCCGAAAAACGTATAATTTCAGCACCGCAAATAGGGCAAAATTTAATTTTTTCGCACTTTGTACCGTTTATGGCATAAAAGCTAACGCCACCGTAGATAGATTGCTCAAATTTCAAAGTACCTCCGCACTCGCTACAAACGTGATGCTGATATTTCGTACCCTCAAACACGGGTTGCATTATAGCGGCTCTTATGTTAATATCCTCGCTCATTTCTCCTCCTCATTCCCTCTCGCTATGAAGTCGAGAGGATTTAGCTTCCCTCTCCTTATTTTCTTTATCAAACGCTTTTCTTCGCGTCGGGTTTTTCGTTCTTCTTTTTTTCGTGCGATCTCGGCAGCGTTTGCTTTGTCGTAGTTCACTTTTAACGAGCAACCGCAAGCCGTCGAATAACACACAACAACCACCCAAAAGAGCCAAG